TTATACGGATAGCCCAATATCCATATCACCCAGCATTTCCCGCAAATCCTCGCTAACCCGCTCAAGATTCAGCGTAAATGAGATATGACGTGCTTTACCGTCGTTAAAAAACTCGGAACGGGTTTTGTTAATGTTGGTAATCACGTACATACCGTAAATGTTGCCCGTCCCTTCGATCAGCGGCCAGGCTTTGCCTGTGTAGGCCATTGTTTCCAGCACGTTTAATGACACGTCACCGCCGGTTATTTCTGGGTACAGCTCACCGGCCAGAGTGATTTTATCTTCCCCTGCGCCGATATACTGATAGCGCGGGGATTTACCGACTCGGTCATTTTTAACATGTCGCCAACTGCTGTCATGGCTCAGGGATTGGTACGGCGTAGTCTGCCGCATAAAGACGAACATACCCAGAATCATCATCATGATAAAAGCCCTATACGTGATCGGTTAGTTGTGAGCGCTGGCGATGCTGCTTACGACGTTCAATATCGTCTATTTCCCGCCGCAGCCTGGCGACGAGTTTTTCTTCATCAAGGCTGCGTGCATCCTGAATCGTGATATTGATTTCATATTTGTCTGTGCTGGCCATACCGGCAGACATCGCCGTTTTCATCTGTGCTGCAGGTGAATGGATGGCAGGAACGTCTGCCCCAGCAGGTTGCACAGTGAACGGCAGGACGGAAGCGGCCAGCACGCCGGCAGTTTGCTTTACGCGCTCAAGTAGAGGGATTTTGGGCTGCGCAGGCATAACCTGTGATTCACGGTAGCCGTTCGCCAGCATGACCGCAGGGGGTGCGTTTTTAAAAACGATATCACCCAGCTTGTTGGGATCTTTCTTATCTTCAGTTTTTGCTGTACTGCCTGCTTTTTCTGTTTTGGGATTGCTCCCCGTCAAGTCCTGCAACGCCCCAGTTTGTTTAGGCTTGTTGCCTTCGCCTGCCGGTGGTTTTGCTGCCTCACCGGTTTTAATCACCGCATCGGTTTCTTTGGGGTGCTGTGGTTTCCATTCCTGCGCCACCATTTTCTTTTGTTTCTCATCCCACACGTACATCACCGGTTTTTTAGGCTCGTAGCCTTTTTCCGGCATTGCGCCGTTCATGGCATTTGATGCAGAAACGGCGGCGTTTGCGGCTTCAGGGATAACCCCCAACTTTTCCAGTATCCAGCCAATGCCTTCGGCAACTTTCAAAATAACCGTCACTACGCCACTAATCGCCATCCCGACCACTTCACCAAATACTTTCCCCGCTTCCGTGCATTGTTTCAGTGATTCGGATGAGGCGTTGACCGGCTCAAACAGTTTTTTGAACCAGTCCCATACACCACTAATGGCTTGTCCGATCACGTCGAAAATAGGGGATAGCGCAGAGAATGATTGCTTGACCGGTTCGAGGCCAGTTGTCAGGCCACTGAAAAAACCGCTGAAAAACGCTTTGATCGGCTCCCAGTATTTGTAAATCAATACACCGGCCGCAACGATTGCCGCGCCGATAATGCCGATGGGGCTGAGCAATAGCATGAAGCCAGTACGCAGGATATTAAATACCGCCATACCTGAACCACTCAGTGCAGAAAATCCAGATGTCGCCAGCATCCGGACGCCATTACCCAGCGCCGATAGCGCCGCGCCTGGCTGAGTGAATACCATCAACAAGGAACGGCCAGCGCTCTGGGCAATACCACCGATTCCACCGATGCCACTGCGTATACTGGTAAGGATGCCGCCCCATGCGCGAACGCTGGACAGGCTCCCCGTCATCATGTTGCGGAATCGACTGAACATACCGGTAGCCGATCCAATCCCTCTGCCGCCCGTTAACAGAGAGAAACCAAGCTGAAGCTTGGCGAATGGCCCCATCAATATGCCTGCGGCCAGAGAGACGGTGCCGATGGCGGCGGTGAGCGCTAACGCACCGCCTACAACAACGAGCAGCGTTTGAGCCAACTCAGGGTTAGCCGTTACCCACTCACGGACGCTATTCACTAACGCCGTCGCACCCTGAGCCAGCGAGCGCAAAACGCCGGAGTCATTTTCAAAGATGGCAAAACGTAGCCCACTCAGTGCGCCACCGAGCTTGTCGATATCCCCCGACAGGTTATCGCGTAACGTGCTGCCCATGCGTTCGGCCGTTCCGCTGACATCGCTGAACTGGTCTTTTGTATTGGCCAGCGCTGACAGGAAATTAGGGATCTGATCGATAGACAGGTCTTCTATCGGTGTACCAAATAATGCAATGGCTGCATTGGCCCGTTCGGCTGGGTCTTTAATCTTCAATAGCCCCTGCGCGGTTTGCTGCATCGCGTTACGTGCTTGTGCGCCACCGCTGGCGATGGCTGATGACACGCGCTTCGCATTCAGGCCGATGGCGTCATACGCCGCGATGCTTGATTTGGACATATCAGAGCCGCGGATTGAAAACTCTTTGACGGCATCGCCAGTCTTATCAAGCGCAAATTTCCCTTGCTGCGCCATATTGACCAATAGCGTCATGGCTTCAGAACCGCTGTAGCCCATGTTCCTGAAATGCGTTGAATACTCATGCAATATCTCAGGTAACTCGCCGCGCATCTGGGTAGATACGCGTTGCATACCCGCCGCCATCAAATCGAATGCCTCATCGCTGCTGCGAGCCAGGCCATTTTTCATCATGATGGCGGCAATCTGGATATGTTCAGCCGTATCGCCGCCAAGCACGGATTGCATATCTAACGCTTTGCGCGAGATCCGGTCTAACTCAGCTTCACCGACCTCACCTAATGCGCCTAGCGAGCTACGCACCGCAGATACAGTGTTAGCGATCTGAGCGAGGTCATTGCTCACGCCGGCGCTATTAATCCCTTTAATGATTTTCGAATACTGTGCCCCCATTGCAGGGGCTTCGGCATTTTGCGCAGCAATCACCGCCCCGCTTTTATCTGATTGCAGATTAGGGGCCATCATTCTGGCGCCGACATACGCACCGGCTGCACTGGCACCGATTGCCATTGCCCCTGTGCTACGCAGGTTACTCGCCGTCTGCTGCATCCGATCATAGCGTGCGCGTGCCTGCGTCACTGCCGCTAACCGCCGTTGCTGTTCCGCTAACATACGGTTATAGCGTGCGGTTTGATCGCTAATCTGGTCTGTTGCCCTGCGGCTGCGGTCGAGTATCACGCCGTGCCGCGCCAGCTCTGCCCGCAGTTGTTTTAGCTGTTCGGTTTCGTTGGTCTGAGCCGTTGATAATTGCCCGATCAGCTCACGTTGCCGTTTCAGTGCCGCGTTTTGTTCGTCCGTTCGCGCACTGGCTGCACCGAATTCGGCACGCATCGCGGCGGCTTTGGCTTTAGCTTGTTCCAGTTCGCGGGTTGTTTTAGCTGATGCAGCGCTCAGACGGTCAAAGCTGCTGGCTTGCCGTCCTAATCCGTTGAGGGTGTTTTGTGTTGCTCTGATTTGGTCAGCCAGCGCCGCCGTGCCGCTACGTGCAGCACTGACGGGCCGAGCCATATTATTGATCGCGCTGAACGCCACGCGAATATTGAGATTGCGATCTGTCATTCCGAGTTTCCGCTTCTAACGGCTGCTCGGCTGCGCCATGCCAGCAGTTCATCTACTGGCATGGCATCCATCGCCGACGGCAACCAATGGAAAATTGCTGCGATGTCGGCCATCACCTCTTCAACACTGTTAAACGGGCAATGAATTACGCCGTTACCGCGCCCGTCTCGTTCGCTGGGGAAGAGGGTTGCAAAAAAGTGGCCACCGCATTGGATAGCTGGCAAAAGTCCCATGTATCCATTGTGGTAAGTTCTTCTTTCGTCAGCGCCGGACTGGTGACACGCGGGAGCAACGTCAGCAGGCTATCCACATCGGACGTCATCACATCGTAGACCTTCAGCCCACGCAGCGATCCGGCCTGCTTCAATGCGCCAGTGATCGTGACTTCTTTCACATCACCGCCTTTACGCGCAATCGGATTTTGCAGAATGACGACGTTATTTTGTTTCTCAGTCATGGTAGGGATTTCCTGTTATAGCCCAACGTTAGCGCGGTGTTTTTCTAGCATATCGACACCGGCCACTTTATAAATCATGTTCAGCACATCCACTTCCATGACCTCTTCACCGCTGATCGTCAGCTTGAAGTAGGTATTTTTCAGGGTGTATTTATGTGCCGTATCTTCACCCACTTTTGCAGAGCCTGGGTCAAGCTCGGTAAACCGGCCACGCGTCTGGATTTCACACGGCACCGCTTCGCCTGTGGCTTCATCCTGATACGAACCTGCAAAGCGCGTTTGCATACCGTCCGCAGTGGAGACGCCCCATTTTTTCAACAAGCCAGCATCCAGCCCGCCTAACGTGATTTCCATATCCAGCGCGCCCGCATCAAAACCGAAGTCAATCGCGACAAAGCCAGGCATACCACCCGCCTGATAGTCTTCTGTCTTGCGCGTGAGTTTGGGTGGTGTCACTTCCGGAACCTGGCCGAAATAGTTGTCACCGTCGATAAACAGATTGAAGTATTTAAGTTTTTTTGGCAGAGACATGATTTACCCCTTACCCGCTGAACGTATTGGCGAACGTCGCGAAGTATTCGTCAGTAAACTCCTGCACCAGATCCAAATGCTCCAATGGCGGAACGGGTGTGTAGTTGTACTTGATGGTTAATTTTCCGGTGCGTAGCGTTTCGCCGGTGTTGGTTTCTTTGTCATACCAACAATTCGCACCCAGAAGACGGCCAGCGGTGACCAGCGCCGTTAACTTGCGGTTGATGCCGTCCACAATATCTTTTGCCAGTGAGGGCGTAAGCGGCTTATCAATGTAGAAGAAATGCGCTTCTGCGATGGTGTCTGCGAGGATTTGCGCTGTACGGGTGTAGCTTTCAAACAAGTAGGTTTCACGGTCACAGGTGCGCGATCCCCAAAAGCGAAAACCGTTCTGCTTAATCAGCGTGGTGATGCCGTTGCTGTTCAGCTCGTCGGCGTCGGTATCGGTTCCTTGTAGCGTGAAATACACATCTTTGCTCAGTCCCAGCACACCGTTTACGGCAACGTTGGATAACACCTTGTGCCAGCCCGTCTCCGCATCAATTTTGGCGCGCAGGCCAACCGCAAACGCTGGCGCAGGGACGGTCGCGTTTTCTCCTTTTGCGGTGTCGTAGGCGATAAAGTCAGGCCAGATCACCATAAGTTCACGCTGGGAGAAATTTTCGCGGTACGTTTTCGCCGCCGCGATAGTTGCGCAGTCATGCGCACTGACATAGGCGAACGCGTTTAGCTTTTCAGCCATTACGGCCAACTGTGCGGCAACGGCTTGGGTATCCAGTTCCGGTACAGCCAGTACGCGTGGACGAACACCAATACGCGCCTCTGCCGACAGCAGCGCATACAGCCCCGTATAGCGTCCGTTGGCATCGGAACCGCCGATCACCAACTGATCCTGAGTCGGTTTAGGTTCATTGCCTTCTGCGGGCGTGTTCGCCGCATCTGCCACACGGATCACCACCGTTTGAGGGCTGGCCTGATCGGAAATGCATTTCAGCGTGGTGTGCAATGTGCCTGTTTTACCCGCTTTGCCCAACACGCTGGCAACGCGGGTTAACAGTACTGGTTCGTTTAACGGGAACGTATCAGCGTCGGCATCATCGGCGGTGCACACTACGCCGATTACTGCCGAGTCGATATCGTTAATGATGGTGCTGAGATCCGTTGTTTCTCGGACGGTCACACCGTGATGATAATTAGTCGCCATGCTTGTTGCCTCAATGCGTCAAATGTCCGGCTTCATGATTGCGGGATTTCACTGCCTGCGCACGGCGTTTACCTTGTCGCTGCACCGTGACAACCAGAGCCGGTTGTCCCTACGCGCGCGTAACGCGAGTATTCAGGCAGAGATCAGGGGGTAACAATGTCAATCATGGATACGCTAGGGGTTATTTCTGGACGGCTGGATGAATACTCACCCCGTCCGGCGTTTATGGTGAGGGTTGGTGATAAGCAGGTTACGGAGCTGAATGATCGGCTGATGTCGTTATCGCTGACGGATAATCGCGGGTTTGAAGCTGACTCACTCGAATTGGTGCTGGACGATGCAGACGGAAAATTAGCCCTGCCAGAGCGCGGTGCAAAGGTCACGGTGGCACTGGGCTGGGCGAATGAGCCGCTAATCAGTAAAGGGACATTTACGGTTGATGAAATTGCGCATCGTGGCCCACCGGATCAGTTGACTATCAGCGCCCGCAGTGCCGACTTCAGAGAGTCATTCAACGTCAAACGCGAATACAGTTGGCACAATGTGACCGTTGGATTTGTGGTATCTGCCATCGCCAGCCGTTACGGGCTGAAAGCCGGTATAACGGAACGGCTGGCGAAGCTGGAACTTGATCACGCTGACCAGACGAATGAATCAGATATCAGCTTCCTTACGCGCATGGCGGAAATGGTAGGCGCAATCGCCACCATAAAAAACGGCATGTTGCTGTTCATTGTTCCAGGGCAGGCGGTTTCGCAAAGCGGCAAGCCGTTACCGGTCATCACCATTACGCGCAGTAGCGGGGACAGTCACAGCTTCCGCGTTGCTGACCGCGATGCATACACCGGTGTTACGGCGTACTGGCTGGATCTGAATTTTGGCAAAACCAAAACGACAAAGGTAAAAAATAAACGTAAAACCAGTACGCCAGCTAAAAAGAAAGAACCCGCATCCAGCAGTAAAGAGGGGAATTATCTGAAGGGAACGGAAGGTAATGTTTATGTTATGCGTTCGACGTTTAAAACCGAGCAAGCTGCAAAGCGCGCCGCGGCAGCTAAATGGTCGACGTTACAGCGTGGTGCAGCGGAATTCAGTATGACGTTAGCGCGAGGCCGTGCTGATTTATATCCAGAATTACACGCGCGCATGTCTGGATTTAAAACGGTTATCGATAATGCCGATTGGATAATTACACGCTGCGTACATGAAATAAGCCAATCAGGATTTACGACATCGCTGGAATTTGAAGTGAAAATAACAGATTGGGCAGCAGACGATAATGATGATTAATGCAGCACCTGTGTATAATGCCAGTAACACCAACCGTTTGAGGGGTTGTCATGGCGATCAAATGTCCAAAGTGCCGCGCAACTGCAAAAACACGTACCAGCGTAGAACTCAGCCCATTGGTTCGACGTAGCTATCACCAGTGCCAAAACATGATGTGCGGCCACTGTTTTACCAGCATGACGCATATTGATGAAGCACTGAACGAAACGAAACCCGCGCCAGGCGCATGTGTTCCCACCAATATCTTTCCCCGCAGTCACAAAGGGGAAAATCAGTTGGATTTAGCGCTGTAG